GTTTCTATCAGGCTATGTCGTTAGTAACCTGTACTTCGTAGTTACGGCTGAGTCTGACGTTCTTAGCAACAGTGATACCTTCACCATCACCCAGCATCACGATGTCGTAACGCTCTTTCATCTTGAGCTGGCGAATATCGCGGCCCGGATCGTCGAACTGATCGGTACTCATCTCGTCTTTGACGAGAAGTGTTCCGACTTCATTACGGTCGATGAGGAAGAGGTCTGATTTAGCTGCTGTTGCACCACTCTTAGCCGTGAAGCTAACGAAAGGAGAAACAATAACGTTCAATCCCATAGGGGCAGTCTGATTCAATGCGCCATCTGCAGACTGGGGACGATAGCCCCAGCTTGTTCCAACGCCTGATGCTGCGCCACCTTGATGGAAGACGGCATCCTTGAGGAAGATCGACCACATGAGGGGGTGTAGAATAAAGTCTGTTGGAATATGGTTTTCAGCCATGAGAACGGCAGCCATGTCGATGATATCGTCCCACTTGACTGTCTTATTGGCAGCGCCATTAATGTCAAGACCGGTTGTGTCATCGTAGCCAGCGTCGTCGTTGTCAAAAACGATTGTAGCTGCATCTTTGAATCGGCTCAGAGCAATTTGCTCCTTAAGGCGAGCCATAGCACGGCCGGCTGCGCGAACATGCAGACCAACAATGTCCCAAAGTGAATCAGCGATTACTTCTTCCGTGAAAGAAAGCTTAACGCCCTTCTTCGAGACTTTGCCCTCTACCTGCTTTGCGAAAGCGAGTGCTTGTTCTGGATACTCTTGTCCTTCTGGGATCTCAGCAGCTTGAATAGCATTGACGGCCGGGAATTCCAATGAACGTCCCTTGCCGAGACGAACAGTGGAAAGCAATGGAGTCACTAAAAGCTGTGGCTCTGCTGCTTCTCTGAGCGTACGTGAGAGAACTTTCGGGAAAAGTGCTGCTGCGTCTGACGATGCAAAAGCTTCCTTAATTGTTACTCTATTTTCTGCGTCGATATACCCGTCCTCGGTCATTGCTGTCTCCCAAGCTGGGAGACCCGAGAGGAGCTCTTGGATTGTCTTAGTCATCTTAGGAATATTCCTCCTGTGTTATTGTTTCTTATTTATTAGAGTGTCAGGTTGACGCGGAATGCACCAATGACATTAGTTACATCTAGATTCGAACGAATACCGAGCTTACCAGTATTAGGACCAGCCTTGGTAAGTTCATAAACGGTCTTCAACGCACCCGGATCTGATGGAAGCTGCATGTAGCTGAGGAGGCCGTCATCAAAGTTTGTAGCAAACTTTTCGACTTCGACAACCTTACCTACTTGCAAGTAGCTGTATACGGAGCTGCTATCGAGGAAATCGGTAGCTGCAGCCAATACTGGACGTCCCATTACGTCGGAACGAACTACTGAACCAACTGTCACGTTATTGTTAATGCCGCTGACCATTGGATACTCTACATAGCCGTGAGTGATAAATCCAGCACCTTGCGAGGTACCTTTATCGAAGGGTCTGTAAAGATCATACTGTGCGCAACCGATAGGAATCGAACGAGCAGGCACAGTGACTGTGTCAGTTGCTCCGGACGAGTAAGCGGGTGTTGCACCAGCTGTGGGGTCCCATGCTGTATTGCTCATGTCATCGCCCCATACCTTGCTTGAACCCGTACCGTTAGCAGGAACAATACGAGCGTCACCGTTAGCATCGGCTACAACTGAAAGGATGGTTCCCTTCGGGATGACAATCTCAAAACGATCATCTTCACTGTCGTAATACCATGTGGGTAGACCGGGGTGTGGCAACAAGTATGCTGCGGGGGCTATGCCCTCGGAAACAACGAAGCGACCAGAACCGGTCTTACTATGTACTTTGCGAAATTTTGCTAAACTCATTTTTTATCTCCTTAGTTTTAAAGTTTACGTCTACCCATAAGGGCATCAACTAGAATTTGTTCGAAAGACTCTTTGGGATCTGAAGCCTTAATGGGCTCCTCTTCCATGTCTATAGTAAGCACATTTTCTTCTTTTACCGAAACTTCGGCTTCTGAAGCAATTGTGGGCATATTCAACATCTCGCCAATTCTTTTACCAGACTTACTTGGTGTCTTAGCAAGATCTCTCAGGCTATCAGCTAAAGAAGATGCTGTTCTTGTAGAATACTCTTCGATTAGTTTTTCACGATCATCTGATAGTTCAAAACCAAGTCCGATTCTAGTATCAACAACTCTTTCAATCAATGTTCTATGTAAT